TGGCGATGGCTCTGGCTCTGGCTATGGCTATGGCTATGGCTATGGCTCTGGCTCTGGCTATGGCGATGGCTCTGGCTCTGGCGATGGCGATGGCTCTGGCTCTGGCGATGGCTCTGGCGATGGCTATGGCGATGGCGATGGCAATAATTAAAAGTCAATTTAAAAACACTACCTAAATTAAAAGGGTCTTTATAATGAAAACAGTTACAGGAACAATCTAAATGGCAGCACTAAATAAAATAATGCTAATTGGGAACCTTGGAAAAGATCCAGAGGTTAGAATGGCGGGATCTGCAAAAGTTGTGAATTTTTCAATTGCAGTTACTGAAAAATTTAAAAGCCGTGAAGGAAACCAGCAAGAAAAAACGGAATGGGTAAACATTGTTTTATGGAACAAGCTTGCAGACATTGCGGATAAGTATTTGAAAAAAGGCTCACCGGTTTATATCGAGGGCAAAATTCAAACTAGATCCTGGGATGATCAAAGCGGTTCTAAAAGATACACGACCGAAGTGGTTGGAAATTCTTTACAAATGTTAGGACAAAAAAATTCTAACCAACAAGAACAACCAACCCAGCAAGCAGCTCCACCAATCCAAGACGATGATTTACCGTTCTAAATAAAAAAAGCCCTAGAGGAACACTAGGGCTTTAACAAACAAGCGCAAAAGGAAATTTTGCGTATATCAAACATAATATTTTAAACAATAAAAAACAATCTATTTTCTTGAATCCCAACGGGCGGGCCCATTTTTTCTAATATCAAGATGAACCCAAGTATTATATAAACCAATACCACCCATTCTAAAAGCTGGTATCTTTTCAGCTAATTCTTTAAGGGTTGTAGCGTTCATCCCAGTTGGGATTTTAACGTCAACACCGTCACCAAATATATGTTGAGAGTTGTGAGCACCCCCAACATCTTTATTATGTTTTCTACACCTAAAACCAGAGCTAATGATTAAAGGCTTCCCCACCATATCCCTAAGGCTTTGTAAACACCTAACCAACTCTATATTTATTGGATCAGATCCACCACAACAATGTAAACCCTTGCATTTAAATTCATGCCTTGAAAAATGTGCAGTAATATCACCCACAGAAACCAACCTTTTTGAATCCTCTAAAGGTAAATGTATTTTCTTTGTGCGTAAAGACCACTCACTCCCCCAACCTATTGGAGTATTCACCATAAACTAATCTTTCACTTGTTTCCTTATTTCGTTCTACGATTAGAAACGGCGAAATGTCAACTTTCTTACGTTTATTAAATGCACCACTACCACCAACTCGGACACATTCATACATAGTGTATGCTTTAGCTTCAGAAACCCCCACTTCTAACATGATAAATAAAAATATTTCATCTGCTAACTTTCTCCCATACTTCCACATTGCGTAATAGATAGCATCGTGAACAGTAGCAGCTTCCAAATAAAGACCAGTGAAAGGGCTACCAACAAAAGACCAGGCTAATTTTGGAATACTTGCACCATCATAGATAAAACCCTTTTTTATAACAATTCGATACCTATAATCTTTAAAAACAAAGGTGCAAACAAAATCCTTCCCTAGCTTGAACTCACGTTTTAAAACTTTTTTATCCCAAAAAATCCAATTAGATTCTTTTCTCTCTACCAGCAAATGCTTACCATAAGGGTAATCATTGAAACTAAATTTTCCTTTAACAATCAAAGTTCTTTCCTTTCCTCGAAGTTGTAACCATCCTCAAGCCATAAACTAAAGTGGCTTTCAATTATTCCAAACCTAGTTTTTAAAAGGTGGTAAACTTCATCTCCCTCCGGTATTGAATCAGAATCCTTCATAATAGCAAGTTCAATAAGTGATTTTTTTATTGCCTCATGCTCTTTACGAATACTTTTCCAATAATCAGAAAGCTTTGAACCTTTAACTTTAAAACAAACTAACTGCTCTAGGTTCTCACTCCATGAACTATAAAAGAAATCAGTAAAAATTGTATTAAGCTCTTGAGATCTAAACGATTTAAAAAAGAATCTTTCAATATTTCGTTTTTCTGATTCGATAAACTTCTTAAATATTATTTTAGATTGGTCTTTCGTTACCGTATCTTCATCTTGTAAAGAAATTAAATAACTTTGCTGCCTTGTTATGAACTCAAATAAACCCTTATCACGCTTATAGCTCTTTACCTTGAGCACAAAAAACACAGGGGCCAATACAAATACAAAAACACTAAGAACAAAAGGGGAAACGTGCTCCCTAGCCATCCCCATAGATTCCAGCCAAGCCCCAAATTTTAGAACCGCTTCAAAAACTTCTATCATTTATAAAACAGTTAGTTTAATTTCTGTATCTGGATTTTCTAATTCTTTTCGTCTTTCTTCTTGAGCCTCCTCAAATGCAAGAGTTACACTATTAAAAAAAGCCTCTACAGAAATATTATTATTCGCTAAAATTTCTAAAAGCCTTTTATTAGATATTGCAAAATTATCTCCTGAATTCTCTACTTTAGACTGTGACCCATCTGGATATGTTGCTTTTGCATACGAATGAAAAGAAACGCTAGGTGTAGCTGTGTCAGTCTCCTGTATAACTATCCTGCTAGCATGAAAAACACAAGGAAGCCCTTTAATTATTCTTTCTACTTTTGCCATTTTTTAACCTTTATAATTGAAATCTTATTTGCCCGAAGTTTACAAAAGTAAAAAACGGTATTTGTTCGCCACTTATATTTTTAAGAGTGATAACCCCAGAGGTATCTATTTCTAACAAACTCCCAAAAGTCTTGCTATTGTCGTAACACACTTCTAACGCCCTTTGAGTGGTGGAAGGGTTAAAAGGGGCACTACCGACTATTATAGTAGAGCCATCATTTAAAGGATTAGAAACCCACCCAACACCATTTAGAGAAAACTCCCCAGTTTCATTAATTTGGTAAGTTACATCAAAATTAGAAACATTAGAGTTAAACATTGATGAACCAGAAACAACACCGTCTGTAAATTCTGAGTGAACTGTACAATATTGTTTTATGCTTGAAAGACCTTTTTCAACACTACAAAGATAGGATACTTGTGACAAGTTGATCCTAGCATTTGACTCTGCTTGGGTTATTCTAGGAGTATGAATAGCCATAGCAGAGCGATTGGCATAATACCCAAAATTACAGGAAAATATCTTGTTCTCTGCATTCTCATAATAAGAAATCTCTAGGCTCATTTGTGGATTTTCTGGAATCAAATAAGTGGGCAAATTCTCAAAGCAATCATACCAACCTGTATGGTTCATTCTAACAGAGTTCATTAACTTACCTTTCCAAAAAACTTCTCCAACTTCATTTATTCGGTAGAAAATTGGAACAAGTTCAGAAAAGTCAGCGGTAATATATTCAGATCCAGAAACCCAACCATTAGTAAATTCAGGGTGAGCTGATAATCCTGAAGGTGCACCACCACTTGAGTTGTCTACATAATCTTTAACTTCATATTCTACAAGTCTATTATACGAATTACTTAAGTATGCATAAAAATTTGAGTCACTAGCTCCCAATGTATCGATAATTGTGTCGTCGGACAAGGTGAGCTCAACAGACTTTGCGCCAATTGTTAAATCATCCCTATCATGTACAAGTTGGTTATACCATTCTTTTGTCATTAAATCAGAAGTAATAGGAACCACATCACCAATTGAGTAAGAGTTTCCATCTAAAACCATTGCTTTAATGAATTTTAATTCTTTTATAGTTTCCATTCTAAAAACTCCAATCAGTAGTTACAGTTATTCCCTGAGGAGATGCGGACCATGATCCACTGTCTGTTAAAGTTATTTGTGTTATTGCTAAATATGTATCAGTAGGCAACCAACCAACATCTAAAGAGCCTACAGTTGGCTGACCTACAAGTATGTTGTCTATAGTGTCGTAAGGTCTAGAGGCTCCGTTGTTTGCAGGCCATACTTGAACTTGATCGTATAAAGTTTTCCAATTTGCTGAGTTTGGAAGGCTTAAATCGGTTATGTAAGAACTTAAAGGGCCGTCTTGTGTTTCATTGAATATCCTAACATGAACTCTAACATTTTTAAGTGAAGCCCCTGTTTTTCCTCTGGACATCATAACGGCTATATAATTCAAAGAAGATAAATAACCAACATTTGCTGGTTGTAAGTCTGCGTAAGTTGTAACCCCTCCATTCCCTACAGTGTTTCCGTAGTTTACCGGTGAAAATTGAGTAGGGCTCCCCGGATAACAAAACTTTTCCGAAAAGAAGCCACCGGCTGCAGTGTTGTCCCAAATCTGTTTGGTTGCTCCTGTTATCTGTGGCATGCTTCCAGCATTTTCATAAATAAAAATCCCTAATCCTATTTTATTTACAATTCCAGAAGTAAAGTTTTTAGTCTTAACAGTAATACTGTCTAAAATAATGTCCGAAACTCCAGAGCCCACAGAAAAGAAGCTATTATGAAAGTTTATTTCATTGGTTGGGTTGGATAAGTCTCCGGCTAGACGTATAGACCCGATAATAGGGGTTTGAATATCAATACCAGTTATGGGCCCGTATATTTCATTTATTCCATAAATATCATTTACAATTTCAGCATCATCAAAATTAAAAACCTCAGCCGTAACGTTTATAATCTTTCTTGGGGCTTTAAGTTTTAGAATATCTATAAGCTCAATCTTATTAGATGCACTATAAGTGTTTTTCAATCCCCAGTTGTTTATAAAATCCTGACCAGTTGACCCAGTTCCAGCAATAGGAGGCGCAACACCTAAAAACCTACTCCAGCCTATGTATCCGGTTCCATTAATTACGTATTCTGATGGTGTTGTGAATATATCACAGTGAATTCTAACTCCATTAACCTCAATTAAATCACTAGGAGGAGAACCAGAAGCAAAACCTGTCAACATTCTATTAATATTTAAAAAAGCAGTATCCCCAACACTTTGAAATTTTAGAGTGCTAAACTGGTCAAAAGAAGAAACTATCAATGAGTGGGTAGATCCAAGTACTAAATTCTTACCATAAACCAATATAGGAGTATCAGACGTTGGGGAAACATTTTGAGCACCCTCATGTATGAATATTGTTTTAACTTGTTCAGCTAATGCCCAAGCATCTAAAACCTCTTGGCTTGTCGTGCATATTATAAAGTCACTAGGGAGTGAGCCACCACCGCCAGTGTTTTTTGTTATATCAAACAAAGCCGTTAACTCTTGTGCTAATGGTGTAACATTTTGATCTAGCCCGTTTATCCCAATAGGTAGAGCCCCAATAGTAGCTATGCTTAGATTATAGTCTGTAAAATTTGTTCCTGTAGTTATTCCAAACTGAAAAGTACTAGGCCCACCTTGTCCAGTCCAAAACTGCCAACCATTACCACCATATTCATGCGCAATGTTATTATAAGACCAGTCTAAAACCCAACTTTGTGCTCCTCCAGAGTTGTTTGACCCTACCATTATATGTCCAACCGCCTGAACTGTTCCGCTTGAATTCTCAGTTAAAACAATTTCAAGAATGGAGGACTTGCCCTCAGCTATAAAATTATCAGCATCAACTTTAAAAGCATCGTACTGAGAAGCCACAAAATCAAAGTCGCCAATGTTTACAAATGAAATACCAGACGAAGGTATAGGTCTCTTTTCAACTTCACCACTAGTGTCATCCCTAACAAGCATGGATTTATTTACATCTGTTCCAGGGTCTACAACACTATTTAAAGTAGTCGTACCTACAACAGTTAATGGAGCCCCTATAGAAACATTATTAAATGTTACAAATGCCAAATCACCCGTTGATTGAATACCTATTATTCTTCCATAAGTAGAGGCTCCCGTGTCTTGGAATTGTATTTGGCTTTGCACGTTATTTTGAAGATATAAGAACCCATTACTAGCAATAAACCCAAGAGACCCCCATGGGGTAGTTGGCGCATCTATGTGGCCCTTTAATGGATCGTAAGCTACTAAAGGCTGTGAAGGAGCAGAACCGTCCAGAGCGTTTAAACTACCTGCGCCATCCGATGAAAGTAACTGTCCAGAAAGCCCAGGAACTCCAACACCTGGATCACCCTTATCACCCTTATCACCCTTATCACCTTTTTCACCTTGCACACCAGACAAAGAAATTATTTCCCAAAAAGTATTCGCACCTGTAGGCGTTACCGTCATCACACTTGCAGGAGTAGAATGAAATCCAAAAAAGTAAACACTAACTTCATCATTCTTAGAAAGATTCAACGTTCCAATAGCTAAAATAGTCGTATTGTTATTTTGCGTTTCCTCATCACTCGACCATGTAAAAGGGTTTTTAACTAATGATCCATTAACTTTAAAATAAATTTGAGCTGCTGTGTCCGAAGTTTGCCCGCTATAACTAAAATCAGTTGATGCCCTTAATTGGTAAACACCATCAAGAGGGCAAACCCATTTATTTAAAACACCATCAAAACCCGTTAAATTTTGCTCATACTCTGCATTGTCAAAAGGGAGAAGAGTCTCTACGTCATGAGGTATATTTATATTGCCAGGAGCTGCAATGTTAGAACGTATTACACCTAGAGAACTTAAAACACCACCCCCACCATTCACAGTAATATTATCTTCGCTCCAAATTTCAGAACCATTAGGCAGAGGATTTCTTAAAACAAATTTATAAGCAACTGAAGGGTCTAAAAATATCGTTACCTCGCCCCTAGAATCTAAAACTATAGGGTTAGTATGAGTTGTAGTTAAAGTTATATCTGTATAAGTATCTACCGCTGTAGTTGATCCTGCTATATATGTATCAATAAGGCCACCGCTTAAAGGCTCGCCGTTATCGTCAAAAAATTGCTGTCTTACCCAAGGGGTTCTTGATCCTGTAGCCATTTAAATAAATCCTTATTGTACTATATTAACCAATTTTTCATTTGTTGAATTTATAAACTCATAAGTAACTACAATATCATTACCAAGGCCAGAGCCACCAAATTCACATTTTACGTTTGGAAAAGCCACTGCTCCATTAGAGTTATCATTATTAAAAGAAACATCTAATAAACCTGTTGTAGCTCCTTGCCATTGACCAGCACCACAAACATAGCCAGCAATTGGAGCCGTTCCTAATGGTAAAAATACCTCATCCGGAAGACCTGGGTTTGTGTTAAGAGTAATATTAAAAGGGCTAGCAGCTCCTACAAACTCCCTAACCCCTTTAGGCCTTGTCGTTGGAATCTTTGAAAACCTTGAAGGAGTAGCATTAGTGTTGTCGTAAACGTCCGCATTATGACCGTTTATATCTGCATTCGTGGTATCTATAGCCTTATAACTTGCAGTAATTTCGCCAATTAAATCAATCCAAATATTCCCAGTAACAACAAGACCCATAATTTTTGAGTTAGGAATTAAACAATCTATTTCTATTGTAGCAAGCTTTAAATCTTTACTTTGAAAAGTATTGTTCTTACAAACAAAAAAAGTTGAATCAAAAATAGAATCTCTTTGGTAAACAATATTTGAATAAAGAAAATAACAACCTAAAACAGTTGCGTTTCTACAATTTAAAGCAGCGTTTTCAAAACGACAATTAGAAAAAGTAACCATTTTCTTATGAGTAGAAGGCCCTTTAACATCTACACTTCTATTAAGAGCTCCACCACCAACAAATTTACAATTTATAAAACTTTGATTATAATCACCCGCTGCGTTTGTATCTATGATATTTGTTGCATTGGTTTCAAAACTTATGTTTTCAAAATTAAAAGCTCCATCTATAGAAAAAAATGTTCCAGCAACTAAAGTATTTTCCAAAAACTGGATATTTCGCATTCTTAAAGTTGTAAAAGGTCCAGCGTAAGTTATTTGAGAATTAAAAGAATATAAAACACCATCACCATCTATATAAGCTAAAGAAGAACTAACCCAGTTTGCAAACATTTTATTAAAAGATATAACGTTTTGAGAGGCTTGTGCAAAGTCGTAACCCATAGCCCCAAACCATTCAGGTTTAATAGTTCCACTAATCACCTCATAAAAGCCTGTAGCATTCTCATCAAAAATTTTGATTTTTCCAGCGGTAATGGATTGAAACCTAATAGTACCAGAGGAACACGAAACACTACCACCATAGGTAAAATCATGATTAACTTTGTAATTAGTAGTGTTCCCCCCACTCATAACTACATCACTATCCCACTTTAAATTCCTAAAACGTGTATTTGCATCAGTAATACACTCTAACATATCCTCAAACTTAAAAGAATCCGAAAAATTAAACCAAGAGGCAAAAATTTCCCCTTTAGCTATTCGAACATTTGAGAATTGATTTGGAAAAATAAAAGTATTTCTAGCCAAAGAAATTATAGTATTGATATTAACTAAAGCTGAAGTACTTATAATATTAAACACTGCATTGTTGAAAAAATAAAGGTCAGGAAAATTTAAAACCCCAACCGCTCCATTTTCAATTTCTAAAGTAGTATAAACATCCCAGTCCCTATTAAGGCCCGAAGTGCTTAAAATATGATCCAATAAAGCAAAATCAGAACTGCCAAACCAAGCATTATTAACCCTAATAGTCATGTCAGTAGGATTAAAAATTAAAGTAATATCATCACCAACAATTGAACTTGTTTTAGTTTCAATTATAGCACTCTTACAGGTAATACTAACTGTTCCACTTGTTGCGGGGTGATTATCAAAAACAACACCATCTGCGACCTCTAAATCAATTTGTCCATCAATCCCAACACTACCATCTACAAAATAGCTTCCAGGGTCTAAACGCAACTTTGTGTATTCTTCATTACCAGATTCATTACACCAATCAACCAAAGATTGCATATTTGAGGAAACGCCAAAAGCCGTTTCTGTCATGGCTCCAAATATTTGAGGTATTATTTTAGTCTGTTGAATTAATCTTTTCCAACGACCAAAAGAAGGCGCTCCATTTGGAGAAATAACCGTCCCGCCGTTGTCAACAGCATTTGAGTTCTCATCCCAAACAAACCAACCTTCCCCACGATCTCCTACCTCATAGTAACCAGTAATAAAAACAGCACCAAAAGCACCAGGATCTAATAATCTTAAATCCGCAATAGTTCCAATAATTGCACCAGTTAATTCACTTGGTACGCCAGGAGTACCTGGCACATCATCAATTGTATATTCTTCAATCCATCCACCAGCGCCATCAGATTTTTCTACTAAAATTTTATATCGGCCATCATCAAGCCAAACACCCCCATCCTGAACAAAACCACCCGCATCTAACTCATGAGGATTAGGAGCTGTAGCCGTCTTATCAGCATCAGAGTAAACAGTTTTTAAGGTAGTTGTTCCAGCCTCGTAAAAAGTGACCCTTCCCAATGCGAGAGGATCACCATTAACATCTGAAAATTGAGGGCGTGGTGCTGTGAAATTAATTAGCTTCATTTATCTCTCTTCGTCGATATAAGGAAATATAACTTCTTCTGCTAAAGGCTGGTCTATTAATCCACGACCTAAAAAATCTCCTAGAGAAACAAAACTTTGGGGAGCTTGCATAGTTGGCGCAGCAGATTGAGCAGCAGCCAAAACACCCCTACCCTGAGAAGGCCTAACTATCTCCTTACCAACTTGTAAAGCTTTTTTACCAAGCCCAGCACCAGCCTCAAACATTGATCTTCCTTGCATATCTTTAGGAAGTTGTTTTTGAATTTGCCCCATTTGATCTAAAAGGGAGCGTGTTGTTGCGTCTCCAGCCTCTTCACCAGCCTGTAAAGCATAAGCAGCAGCTTTAGGAACATTATAACCAGTAACATTTTTAACATCATCCCAAAGGAATTTAGCACCCTGAGACTGTTTACTTTGAAGTATGCGAGCTATTGCACCTTCACCTTTTTTAAAGCCTTTTTGTGTAGTTTCTTTGATAGCATCATTAGGAGTGAAATTTATAGTCTTTCCTAATTGCCTACCAAGTTCTTCAACATTTGAACGCATCGGCCCATATTTAGAGCGCAATGTTCTAAAATATTGAGCAACATCTTTTCCAGCAACACCCTCAATACCTTCATCAATTGCGTCCCTAGACATCTTCTCGATACCTATAAGACTTCTAGTTTCTGGGCTTATAATTCTTTGGGAGCTAACTGGATCAACTGGAATTAATTTATTTATTTTATTTTGGAAAAAGCGAAGATCTCCACCGTCAACACTTTCATCAAGCTTACCTAAAGCATCAACGATTTTTTTAGTGTCAGAATCAAGAGGCAAAACTTTCCCGTTAATTTTATTTATTGGTCGGATAAATTCTTGCCCATCTATCACCTCACGCTCTAAACGAACAACCTCATCCCCCATGGCTTCGCTAACTCTCTGGACAAACTCATCCTTAGAAATCGGTTGAACCTCTGGTAAAAGCTTCTCTCTAACCTCACCAATCTTCTCACCAACTTTAGCAGTTTCCGCCTTGTATTTTTCAAATGCTGGGGCTGCAACCTTATCAACCGCAAACTCTAAAGAAGATTTTGCACGAGGCGCACCAGGCTCTAAACCAGGGCTCATTTTTTGCTTAGCAACTTTAGCGTATTCTTTATAAGGGACATCTAGGTTCGTAAGCTCTGAAAAGAAATCTTGTCTATAAAGTGGGTTAATATTTTCAACATCAACGCCTTTAAGTTTTCCAGCCTCTTCAATACCTTTTGTTTCTTTTAAAAATTCTCTTTGCTGCTGCCTAGGTGTTGCAGTAGGAGCAACTCTAGGCTTAGTTAACCCACCAGCTAAACCACCAAGACCGCCCCCAAGGGCGCCTATAGTAGCGTAATCACCTAACTCTAACTGAGGAAGTTGAGAAGGTCTTGTTTGCTGCTCTAAAAAAGTTTCACCCAAAGAAGCCAAGCCCCCACCCACAGCAGCACGCCCAATATTGGCTCCTCTTGTTCCAGTCATTAAAGCTGGAATCTTAGAAGCTATTTTTAAACCAGCCCCACCAGTTAAAGGAGTTGTTGGTAAAGTAGGGTCTCTCAAAACACTCTCTGCAAGCATTGGAAAAAACCCTCTTTCCTCTCCACTTTGTGTAAATGGAGTCGGGTCAACTCTACCCATAGATTCTATAACTGGTTCATCACCAAGTAAAGCACCGCTCAATAAGCGACCTGGAGCACTGCCAATATCCCCGATAGTTGGCAGTATGTGAGATTCTTCACCACCAAGAAATGACATTGTTCTTCTGGGAAATTGTGCAACTTCTTGCTGAGCTTGTTCTAAAGGCATTCCTGTTTCTTTAGACAACTCTTGAGCTAAAAACAAAGGCTCTATGTTGGCTTGCTCTGGTGCCATCTCAGGAGTTGTTAATACATCTTGAGCACCTGGCGCAACATCTAAATCTAAAGAATCAGTAAAGGAAGATTTTAATTGCTTTACAACATCATCATCAACCTCTTGATTATCAAAAAATCTACGAACAATTACTTCTCTTTCCTCTGGGGAAGCATATTTTAATTCTCTTGCCTGCTCTACTGTGATTAATTTTTTTTCATAGAGCTCTTTTATCTTCTCATCCATTTACAATTCATCCCAAGAAGGACGCTCGCCCTTACTTCCAATATCAAAAACTTCTGTGCAATCTGTGTGAGAACTACAGTATTTAAGCTCTAAATTACAACCTGTTAGCAATAAAATTAAAATCAAATATCTCATAAATCCTCGTATGAAACTCTTTTTTCAGTACCAGCGAACGGACTCATATCTTCTATTTTTATTTGCCTCGGACTTTTCATATGTTTAAGTTCTTTATTAATCCTTTCCATTTTACCCTCAGCCAATTTTTTAGCATTCGCAGATCGTGCAGAAATATTTTCCTTAGCAAGCTTATAGACATTAGGGACATTAAAAGTTTTAGGATCAATACCAACAAGAGAAGCGCCAAGTCTTTTAAGAATAGAGGCTAAATCTTGTTCGTCAAAAGCTTCTGCTTCTGATAATAGAACCGCACTATTAGGGTCTAAGGTTTTATTTGTCAAAATATTCAAAGCGTGCATTCCAGCTACACTACCTTGATCAGCTAATCTTTTAGCAGTCTCCAAAGTTGTTGCTATGTTTGACGTTTGATTCAAAGACATACCGTCTCTACTAGCTAAATCATCATAGTCGCTTATTGATTTAGTTATAAATTGAGAATCTTTTATAGCCCCTGCTCTTAATTTTTCATTTAAGTCTGCCTGCCCACTACTTAATTCCATCTTTCTTTCTTTTAGAGACATCAACGCATCATCCAAAGGCTTTATTTCTAACTGCTCTAACTTATTACTAGAATCCTTAAGGCCTAATAATTGTGGTTGAGTTGTGGTAGAATAATTTTGAAATAATTGTTCATACTCTTGCTTAGCTTGATCCACCATAGCTTGATCATCAGAATTAGCTATTGTATTTAAAAGTTGCCTTGACTTTAACTTAGCTGCTGCACCACTTTGTAAAACACTTGGCGCAATATCTGGGCGATTCTTAAGTTGAGCAAGCTTAAATTTATCAGCCATCGCCCTTCTTTGTTGATCAATAGCGATAGCCTGCATCGGGTCAACTTCCGCAACTCTTCCTGTAATAGCTTGGTAATCTGGTTGACCACCTGTAAACTCTTGACCTACAAACTGGCCTAAACTTTGCATTTTTTCAAATTGCTCATTTTGTCGCTGTCTATCTTGAATTCTATTAAAAGCATCCACGCCCGCAACAACATCTTGACCGATAGGCTTGCCCATGCCTTCTAAAGCTTCAAAAGCTAATCTGTAATCAATAGGCATTATGCTAACCCTTCCCTTTGATAATAATTAGGAGCTGCCGCCATAGGTTGACCGCCCCCAAGATTTCCACCAGGTGCCGTTGCATTTACTGGCGCCATACCTTGAGGGTTTCCACCCATAGAGGAAAAGCTACCACCTAAAGCACCAAGCATTTGCGGGTCTGTCATCTGCCCAATCATTGCCGCATTTCTCATATTACTAATATATCCAGGTGCCGCAATGTTTCCCGCTTGCTGTGCAAAATCAGCAGTAGAACCCGCCAATTTAGCACGGCTTCCCGCTTGCTGTTGTGTTCCTTGGAAACCTGTATTCGCAATGTTTAGTAATTGATTTTCTTGAGCTGCAAGTTGTTGGCGTTTTGCATTTGCATTATTTAAAAATTGATTATAAGCAAAATTCTTATCTTGCATCATTCGGTCTTGTGCTTGACCATAACCAGTAGAAGCAATTTGTTGTCCTCTGTCTTGCATAGCTTTTAAAGTCGCCCCAGAACCAAGGGAACCACCAGCCGCCGCACTTCCTTGAATCGCTTGCATAGCTTGATCTATTTGAAACTGCATAGAAGGGTCTAAAAAATCGCCTAAAGTTTGATCATATTGGAATTGTTCAGGAGCATAAGAAAAGTCTCTTTCTCCATATTCTTGAAACGCTTTATTTCCTGCCATAACATAAGGATTGTAAAGTTGAGAAATATCAACATAACCCTCATCGGCTGCTTTTTGAGCTGCTGCTAAAGCTTCCCTTTGTTGAGCTGCTTGAGCTCTTGCTGCATCTGCTTGAGCTTGGCTCTGGAAGTATCCACCAACCAAACCAACACCAGAAGAAACAAGCGCCATAGTTGCCGGATCCATTAGTTACCACCTATATTATTTTTTGTTTCTTTTAAAATTAAAGTTCCAGATATATTACAATGTCCTACACTTGAAACGTTAGGAATTGAAATAGTGTTACCACTAACAAAGGCGCCACCCAATAAAGTCCCGCCATCTTGATAAATATTCAAATAACTATCCTCAAAATTCAAATCTTTATTGTTTGAACCCTTTATATTAAAATTAGCATTGTTAAACGTTGTTGAGCCATTAAAATGGATGCTTAAAGCTATTGTACTACCTTTTTGAGCTAATACCGTCCTATCTGGTATCAAATCTGTAGGTGTATTGTTTATTTCTATCTTGTATTCACTTTTCGACCACTCACCCTTTAAACCTGTACCAATACTTGAAAAGAATTGGATCCAAACTTGATTTAATAAACCTGTTTCATTTAATAAAACTTCTTTTATTGGTGATGGTGTAATATTCATGGATTTCTAACCGTTTCAGATATAACTCTAGCGCCTATCAAAGTTACTTTTATTGGGTCTGTTATCCTAACTCTATAAACTCTTTCTCTAGCTCTACCAAGGAAACGCCAAGAACATTGAGACTCAAACTTACCAATCCTACCGATTGTAGTCCAGCGTTCACTAGACCAGGTATGACCGCCATCATCAGAGTGCTGTAACATAACTTGAGGATTTGAACCTTGTCCGTTTTGTAATCCTACACCGTTCTCCATGTCCAACAAAAAACGCCTATGTATAACCGTTCTTAAATCATCCCAGTAAATAGGGCTTTGGTGCTGCCTTACTATTGGCCTACTGTCCCATTCATCATATTTATTTAAATCTAATTGAAGAACTTTGGAAGTTTTAGAATCGCCAACAATGGTTTTTCCAAAAGCATAAGAGGCAAAAATTGGTTCCCAACGATTAACAATATTAAAAAGAGGGTCACGTGTTCCACGCTCATGCCACATATCAGTCAAAACATCGTAAGTGAAAGTCTTATTTGCAGTTATAAAAGTTATAACATAAAAAATATGACCGTTTGATTGATAGGAAAAGCTTATTGCGTCGTCTGTTCTGTCACCTGTGTCATTTAAAATATTCTCAATAGAGTGATTTGAAATACGTCTATGATTATACCCATTAGACATAAATATTTGATTTGTTCCAGCACTAGAAGAACCAAGCCAAAAAACGTTATCACTAAATGAAACAACGCTATTTTTAGCACCACACCCAACATTTGTAGCAGATCCATCCACAAAAGAAAACGGCAAATCTGGGTTTGCAGCAATTCCCCAAACTTCATAAGAACGCTCACCAAAAAACCAGATTTGATTTTGCCTAGAAGCAAATGAAATTATAGAGTCTGCGCTTTGCTCTGCAGATGCAAAATTAAGGTCGGGCCAACTATTACCATCATTAAGATCAGACCAGTAAAAACGGTTCTTCGTTGAAATACTTGGGTTAACAGAATCAGTACCATTATTTATAACAACAAATCTTTGGTTTAGATAAAGTACTTTTGTTGGGTTGGTAAACGGCAATACAGGACTTGATATAGTATTTGCATCCAAATCATAAGAGAATAAATTTTGTCCATCACAAATAATTAATTCTCTTCCATTATCAACCATTGAAACAACACTCGACAAAGTGCCAAGAGCTGTACTTCTAATTATTTCGACCCCATTAGGATCTAACTCAACTAAATTAGGACCATAAACCACAAAACTTCTACTCGTGGCCGTGTAATACATCCCTCTACAATTCACATTACTAGGAAGAGTATCTAACTCACTAAAAACCTTTGTACCCTCTGTACCTATTAAAATTATGTCTACACGTGCAGCACCTTTAGAATCTGGCCCCACTAATTCAGGATATAAATTTAATGTTTGAGAAGCTGCGACATTTGAAGACCTGTGTTGATAGGTTTCAGTAATAAAGGGAACCATTGGCATTTATCTAAAATCCTTGTAACCGTCTGCTATAACATCCCAAGTAAGGGGGCCTCCACTTGGTAAATTCCCATAAGCCATAGTTATAGGCTCGACATTCATTTTCCTAATCGCATCCAAGTATTTTGAAGCCCTGATTCTAACCTGAGGATTATTTTGCTGCAGCATATCACAAAGGACATCAGCCAAACCCCAAGTTAAATAAGCAGCATATCCAGAAGGCAATTCTAAATCTTCGTTGAGAGTATAATCTTTTAATTTAACACTATACTGCAAAGTAAACTGATAGGAGTCATTCGGCTTAGGGTATAGCTGTATTCTAGAGCTCGGAAAATCTGGATAATAAACAAAGAATTGAGGGAGAGTCGAGATATTTTTAGTTCTATATGAGTTTTGATAATCACTCATTCCAACCTCTTGAAGAGGTCTAAAGCTATTACCGCTAATAACAAAACCAAAGTTTTCAATAGAATCCGGCCTTCTTATTTGAATATCATCACCAGGCTCTAAACCTATAGTATACTCATCTTGACCTATTACAAAATTACCATTGTAGAGTTTTTTAGTGTACGGCCAAAGAGAATCCAGATCTAAAGAATCTATAAGTTGATTAAGCTGATTTAAACCTATAGTAATTTCGTTCGCTTCTGGAACTTCTATTAAATCTATAAGACCTGAAACTCTATAGGATTCTATTATTAAATCTTTAGCCGTATTTAAAGCCATGTTAAGCCTTTTGTTTAGTCTTTACTTTTGGTTTCTTTAAAAGATCTTTCCAATTTAGGAAAACTTCACCTTTTATTTTCTGTAATTCTTCAATATTTGGAATTGATATTGATTTTAAGCTTTTAATATCTTTACCGTCCCATTTTTGTTTTTTAGGATAAACAAGCATAGGGAATTGATTATTATCAATGTGGCGTTTTTTTGCAAATTCGATTGTATTCATTGAAAGCCTTTTAAAAAGGTGCGAGAAAATCCCCGCACCTATATTTTTTAGCATCTATACTACTGGAACCCAGATTTTAGAAGCATACTCAGGACGTAGAACGGCCGAAGTAGTAAAGATATCCATACGAGTGATGTCATCATCTCCTAAGATATTCCAACCTTTATTGATACGCATTGATAAACCTTCCATTACAGAACGCGAACCTTTTGCACCGCCTTGAGGCAACTCTAAATCAGCAGAAGCACAAGTAAAGGCGTTTTTATTGTATACGATGTTTTGACGGTAAGTAGTATCTGCATTACCTTGGATGTTGAAAGCCGCGCCAGATTGTGGCAACGCATCAACATTTTGACGTCCATCAGTAGATGAAGCAAAAAGAGGATTAACGGTAACAGTAGCAGCACCGCCACCTGTAGCCGTAACAGTTTCTAAAACAGACATTTGACGTAAACGCCCAGTGTTGTTTTTTGTCTCAACTTGAACACCAAAAACAGCCGCAACCGTAATTACTGTACCTGCTGGTATAACCTGGTTAGGATCTAAACCAGCAAGTTCTAAAGTGTTTCCGCCTTCGATAGTAGTCGCTGAAAGAGTACCAACAACGACAGCACCATTAGTAATGGTATCAATACGGTTGGAACGTGTCCAAGTGTTACCATTAGCACGACCAACAAAAGCGTCTTTATACTGTGAGCTAATTGAGTCAGCAGCATTAAACAAGTTTGCATTCGCATTAATGTAGTCTACTTCGTCTGTAGGGTTAACCAAGAAAAAGCGGTCACTTGTTGGACAAGTTTGCTCAGTCATAAAAGAGTTAGCACGCAAAACATCCAAAGAGGAAAGAGTTGTGCTAGAAATAACTAAGTTATCAACGCCTTTTATTACGTTATTGATTTCTTTTTGCTCAACTTTAGAGGCTAAGATTTTAGCTGCTGGTGATAAAACACGATCAGCAAACATATCTAAATCTAAAGCCATTTCAGCAGAACCAAATTGGAAAGTAGTGTTCAATTGATCAACATTTACGTCAAAAGTAAGATTCAAGAATTGCTCAATATCATCTTGAACAACTGCCGTTTTACCAACGTTAACAACAGGCTGTTGAGGTTTACGAATACGTAGATTTGAACCAATCTTTAAACCAGATTGTGCAAACTGATCATCATATTCACGGTTAATTGATTTGATGAATACTAATTCATCGTGAAGCTCAGCAAGTGAGCGAGGGGTGATTTTGTCAATGGTGAGTAGCGTATTAGCCATTCTTTACCTATTTTGTTTTTTCCTCAAGTGTTCCTGGTAATATTGATTACCGAAACTTTCTTTTGAAGTTCTTGAGGCGAGTGAATCCATGTTAACGGGCCCATCCCTTAAAACCTGTTTGGGTTTTGGTGCTGGTTTGGGCGCCTGGGTTGTAGGGGTTTTAACTGCACTCGATCTACCTTCTTCAATATCTTTTTCAATATCAATAAAGAATTTAAATCTTGCGTAGTCACTCAAACCATCTAAACGAGTAGCCTCATTTGGGTTTTTAGCAAAGTAATAGAGCAATTCAGGTGAGTAATCAGACTCTCCTATAATTTTAGCTACCGATTGGGGAACGTGAACACTAGGGGCACGCTGTACCACCTGAGCATAGTCTTTAGGCAACGTTTCTTTGACAGCTTCAAACTTTTGAGCAAACTCTTGCTGAGCTCTCTCTTGAGCCTGAATTTTCTGGCCCTGTTCTTGTTGCTGTTTAGAATACTGCTCTTGTCTTCTCTTTTCCCGCAAATCAAAAGCATAATCCATATACTCTTTATCTGTGTTAAAATCCGCTCTTGAGAGCTCCTCAGTCTCTGGCTGAGTTGGGTTTTCGAGGCGTTCTATCCTTGCTTTTAAAGCTTCATTTTCGGCTCGATATACTTCACTTTCCTTTTCAGCGTTTTTACGCTTAGAGGTTAGCTTATTGATCCGCTTTTGAAACCAAGCTGGTTGTTCTTCCTCGGTGCCGTCCGTTTCTTGTTCTTTAACCTCCTCTTTAGCTTCCTCGGTTCCCTCTGGTTGAGAGTCCGTTTCTTCTAAAGCTTCCGCTTCTTGAACTTCTGTTTCTAGCTCTTGGTTTATTTCTGTACCTTCCAATTCGGTACTTTCCTGCATCCCAGTCTCTTCAACTGGTTCTTGCTCATAGGTATTTTTTTCCATAGCCCTAAGTACTATCCTTTTTTAAATGAACATAGTGTTTTAGTCCACTAAGACGACTGTAAATCTATATCTCCACCAACACTAGGTGGGTTTGGAATATCAGCAAATTCAACTTCTACTGATTGGCTTTCTTTTTCAAGAATACCACTAGCAATATCAGTAAGCTTCCCAACTGCTTCTGCTTTTATTTTCGTAAGCTCACGCTCACCCTTAGCAGTCTCCTGAACACCTGTTTTTAATAACTCTACTTCAGCTTTTAACTTTGCTTGAGCAATATCGCTTTCCTCTTGCATTTTAGTTGTAATTATCTTCGTTTGATTGTCTCTATCGCTTGAGATAATTTCGTTGCGTAACTCGCCTATAACTTGTTTAGCATTTTCAGTAACTTTATGCAAAGTAGCTTCAAGTTCTTGAATCGTAGCTTCCTGGGCTTGTAATGCTTGCATTGCTTGAGGATCTGGCGCATTTGGATCTTCTTCGTCCTTAAACTCAGCCGGTAAAGCCTTATAAAGTCTGTTAGCAATTTCTTTAGATCCTGGAGCATCCATGTTTTTAATCATTAAGTCAGAAATTAAGCCACTTAATTGAGGATTTCCAGAAATAAGCTCATTGATCGTCGAAACAGCTTCTTTTCTAGCATTTTCATAAGCTGGCCCAGCCGAAACTGTAACATCTAAATCGTCAACCGAATCAATCATTTCAGAAAGATTTACTTTCTCATAGGTTACTTCCCCATCCTCAGACCTAAAAGCTTCACGTCTTTCAATATCACTCGTAGTCTTAATCATGGATAAGACAATCCTACCCGCTTGATTCATAGATTTTTTGTAATTGTCTAAGTATTGAGCGTTTGCTATTTCACCCTGGCCATCTCTTAAAAGTATAGCCTTCCCAGATTGTCCCGCCGTTTCTTGACCGCCTAGCTGATTAATAAAAACACCAGACTCTAAAGCCATATCTTGCTGGGTTTGTATCCTTGATTGAATTATAGGCCCAGTGTTAGCAACATTAGACGCTCTTTGAGGTGGTGGCAAAGGCGTCCCGTTTAAGTCCTTTGCATCGTAAGGTAAAACCGCATAAGGTTCATTATTAGCGTTTTTCCAAATACTTTCATATTTAGCTATTTGACTATGCTCTGCAATATAGGGTGCTTTAGGTATTAGAGAAACAGTTTCAGCCTCATTACTTTTATAGTAATTTATCATCTTCTGGGAGTCTTTAACTCTTCGAGCCATCCCACCCCAAAAAAGATTTGATCCATAAGTACGTAACCTATCCCCATACACTGGAACAATAGGGATAAACTTAGATCCTACTTCTGTTTTGCTTATAAATTTATTGCCAATAAACTCACAACAATAAACAGCATCATGGGAAACTTTACGTTTACCAACAATCATTTCTTCAAATTCTGGTTTATCATCAGTAAATGAGCCATCTTCTAACCAATAGCGCATTTTCATTTTTGATTCTTTATAATAATAAATTAACTGAGCTACAGAGTCAGGAGGAACGTCATAATTTTCATAGATGTTAAACCCTGAAAGAGTCCCCCTTAAAACCTCATCCCCATGAGAATCAATAGCCAATTCACGGTCTATATAATTTCTAATAAAACCCCAATTAACGTCAGATCCATCAACCTCTTCCCCATAAGAATCTAAAATAACGCTTGTCGGGTCTATTATAGTTTTTACAGATACTTTTTGATTTAAGTCCGTATCATTTAAATACTCAGTTGTTATATAGTAAAAGCCAATACCAGCAATTACAGCACATTCAAAAGCATTTTCATAAGATTCTGAAGCTCTTGATTCGTATTCAATTTGTCTAATCTTGGATTGTATTTTTTCAGTAACGTCTTGTTTATCAGTAGAAACATTTATTCCAAAAGGGTTTTTTCTAACTGCATTCACCACCCTATTACAAATAGTTAAAGTTTGATTTGAAACTAAATTAGGCCTATTAGACCCTCTACTACTTCCAAATCCCTCACCATTTCCCCATTGTTGGCCGGCAGTAGTGAATTTTAAATCATTCTTTACTGCTTCATATTGGGTTCTAAAATGACCGTCACCCTGTGACAATCGGCGCGACATTTCACGTGTAGTTTCTTCTAGATCTTCAGGGAGTTCGTCTATTTTCATACAAAAATTTTAACCAGGTTTAAAGGAAATTTAACATTTTTTTAGTTATCCGTGCCAACTATTCGGTAAAAAACTGCTCGCTTTTACTTTTTCTTTCTTTTTGGCGTGTCTAGAAAAGGTCATACTTAAAGCATCCCCAGCATTGGGGGACATTATCCCCTTAGCCCTCATTTGTTCTTTTGTTAATAAAGCTTTTTGATTCTTGCCTTTATACGTATATCGAACACGTGTAAGCTCATCCCATTTAGAATCGTTTGTCAATACACCAGTATTCAAAACCCAATCTTTCATCATATCCCAAGACTCGGCGCGCAAGTTTAAATGCTTTTTAACGTCCTTAGCTGAATACGCACCATTGTATTCAACAACCTCACAAGCAGAGCCCATAATAGAGGCAAGCCTGTCATAGACACCAGCAGAACCAGCAGCATCAACAACGCAAATTGAAACATCATATTTCACAAGAATCTCAGCAGCCCATTCCGCAACTTCATCTGTACTACCCTTAAACAAGGTTTCTCTACAAAGTAATTGATTACCATGACGAACTACAAGTTCAATGTCATCATCACCAAAGCGAGCAACATCTAACCCAGCTATAGGGATCTCCTCAGTAGGCATTATAACACGTTTTTTTGAATTCTCTATCATCCTAGGAGTTATCAAAGTGTTATAAGCTTGCCCCAATGGTTTTCCTTCCCATATCCATTCATAAACAGCCATATCACCAGTTTTCACACCTGTTTCATATTCTTCAAGCCTCTCATCTTCTAAAACTTGGGGGAACTCTGGATTATCTGGGTAGTTCATTTGAACAACTATAGCAGATTTAGGAACAACAAACATATTCCAAGTGTCGTCATCAGTAGCAAAAGGGTTAAATGAAATCCAAATCTCGGAACCCTTCTTTCTAATAGTAGGTATTAATATCTTCCAGGACTCTTTACTTAAACTCTCAGCCTCTTCCACCCAACAAATATCTATTCCCTCCATAGACTTTATTTTTGATGTATTTGACTTGATACCCTCAAAAATTATATAACCACCATTATTTTTATTTAGAATCTTAGTTTTTGTTATCTCATAAAGATCTTGTAATTCATACCTGTAAATAGTATCTACAAGCAATTGATAACTAGAATCGTTTATACTTTTCTGGATTTCCCTACAACAAAGAACCCTAACCGCATGGTTTGTTAAATAGAAAATAATAGCCTCAGCTATACCCCAAGATTTGGCAGATCCACGACCACCATGAAAAACCTTATAACGGTGTTTCTCATATAGAGGCTTAAGCTTTGGAGATATAGGCTTAAAACTTTTATTTATTTTCATCTTCTAAGATTGTGGGCGACCATCCATAGCCCAATGAATTAC